TTTGGAACTGGCTCAAGCGGAACCGCAAACCCGGGCTACGCAGGTGGTAACGGTAACGGCGGTGGTGGTGGCGGTGGTGGAGCGGGTGCGGCTGGTTCTAATGCAACTAGCACCACTGGCGCGAACGGTGGGAATGGTGTTTCCTCAAGTATTACAGGGAGTGCTGTCAATCGCGCAGGTGGTGGCGGAGGAGGCTCTTGGGCAGAGGGAGGTGGTAGTGGCGGATCTGGTGGTGGAGGAAATGGTGCGTCAAGCGGTGTAGGTAGTGCGGGTGGCACTAATACTGGCGGCGGCGGAGGTGGAGGAAGTTATAACAATTCAGCAGGCGCTCAATACAACGGAGGAAATGGTGCTTCAGGAATAGTCGTTATTAAATACTCAGACACCTACACTATTGGCGGAGGCTCAGGTCTAACCTTTTCGACATCTACTAGCGGTGGATTTAAAGTAACTACCTTTACCGCTGGAACTGGTTCAATTACTTTTAGTTAGAATATAAATATGGCACATTACGCGTTTTTAGATGAAAATAACATTGTTACCGAAATAATTGTTGGTATAGATGAAACTGAGCTTATTGAAGGCTTAGATCCCGAAACCTGGTATGGCAATTTTCGTGGTCAAATTTGCAAGCGCACTTCCTACAATGCTAGTATCCGAAAGAACTACGCTGGTATTGGATACAACTATGACGAAGTTCGTGATGCTTTTATTCCTCCAAAGCCATACCCAAGCTGGATTGTTGATGAGGACACTTGCCAATGGGAAGCACCAATCCCTTACCCCAATGACGGCGTGATGTATTCATGGGACGAAGAAGCTGGCGACTGGGCCCCCATTGTTTTTGAGTGATAGAATAGAAACCAATACAAGTAAGGAAAATGATGTCAGACAGACCTACTAAGCTGGTGGTCGACTGCTCGCTACCCGAGGGTCACCCAGACAAAGTTCAGATTATCCCCCTAACTGACGAGGAAATCGCTGAGCGCGAGGCACAGGCTGAACAAGCCGCTGCTGAAGAGCTTGCTCGTCAAGAGGCTGCTGCTGCTAAAGAGGCACTAAAGGCATCCGCCAAGGCAAAGCTTATTGCCGGCGAGCCACTAACCGCCGAAGAAGCAGACGTTCTAGTTCTCTAGTTTTTGACAGGAGCCAATAATGGCAATTAATTTCCCAGATTCACCCACGCTCAACCAGCAGTTCACAGCAGCTGGTCGCACTTGGGAGTGGGACGGCTCTACTTGGATCAACGTTGGAACTGATATCGTCGTTGCTGATATAACGGACCTGACAGCCACTGCTACGGAAATCAATTACACAGATGGCGTGACTTCTGCAATTCAGACCCAGCTCAACGGCAAAGCTGCAACTAGCCACACTCACATTATCGGAGATGTCACTAGCTTGCAGACTTCGCTTGACGGCAAGGTTGATGAAGTTAACGGCGCTGTGACTACAGCATCCACAAGCGCTACCGTTGTGCGAAACATAACACTCTCAACCGGCGACCCAACTGGCGGAGCAGACGGCGACGTTTGGCTTAAGTACACCGCCTAGTTAGGAGAACAAATGCCTGGGCACGTTAGAGTAGGCGGTGCTTGGAAGACCGTAAGTTCTCCAAGCGTTAAAGTTGGTGGCGCTTGGAAGCAGTGGTATACGGCAGTTGCGCCAGGAAACTTTGAGCTTTTAGAGACTCAGATTATGGGTGGAAGCCAGTCTTCTCTCACATTCTCTAACGTAAATTCAAGCTACGGAACAACTTATCAACACCTACAAATTAGATATACCGCTAGAAGCTCTAGAGTTAGTGCTGACCCAATGGTTATTCAGTTAAATGGAACTACGCAAACCATAAATCACCACATTTATGGCAATGGTTCTTCGGCTAATGACGGTACCGGTGGAACAAGTTATGCGATTCTTTTTGCAATAGCTGGCACCAATCTGCCAAGTCAAGCATTTGGTGGTGGAATTATTGAAATTGTAGATCCATTTGAAACAACAAAATTTAAAACAATTCGTAGCTTTTCCAGTGCACCAATCGAAGCCGTTAGCCTAGATACGGCATTTTGGTCTACGACTTCTGCCGTCAATACAATACAACTTTCAACGTTTAGTGGAACTAATTTTGCAAGTGGCTCTAGATTCTCACTTTACGGACTGAGGAGTGTAAATGGCTAGTGCAACATACATCGCATTGGCGAGTTACACACTAAGTTCGACGGCCTCTACGGTGACTTTTGGCTCTATTCCAAATACTTATAGAGATTTAGTTGCAGTAATTAATATTCGAGGACTTACTGGTTCCCCTACTGCTAGGGGTGGGTACATGTCTTTAAACGGTGCGGCAGCCTCAAGTGTTTATGTGCAATCCAGCGGCGGTACAGCAAACAGCGGCACAGACGGAGCAGACGCAATTATGCCGTTTGCCACTGGACAGGGTGTTTTTATTGTGAACATAATGGACTATTCGGCAACCGATAAGCATAAACCACTTTTAATAAGAACAAGCTCTACAACGTCAGCATGGTTTATAGGCGGCAGATATCCCTCCACAAATGCTGTTACATCAATAACCTTTCATGGTCCAGATAATGGTTCAGACCAATTTGCGGTTGGCAGTACTTTTACCCTCTATGGGATAGCGAGTTAACTATGAGCGCCTTAACTGTTATTAGTCACACAGAGCTTGCATCGGCTTCTCAAATTCAACTTAATTCAATTCCTGGAACTTATACGGATTTAATGATAGTTGCATCTTTAAGGCTTCCCACCGAAAATCCTTTTATCGGATTTAGATTAAATGGAATCTCATCTGGAATAACACATCTAGCAATCGGTGGAGATGGCTCAGGCGGTGGTCTTGGTGGATTTACCCGCACAGATGACTACATTGGTTCAATTATGCACGCTAACGCAACTGCAAATGCCTATGGAACATTAACTGCTCGTATACCAAATTATGCAATTTCTGCTAATAAAACAGTTTTGTATGAGTTGTTTGGAGCCACTGCAAACACAACCTGCTTTCAACAGGCTGGGGGAATGATGTATTCGACATCCTCCCCAATAACATCAATTACTATTTATAACTGGGGTTCTAGCAATCTATCTCAGTACTCATCAATTACTCTTTACGGAGTAACGGCCGGCTCCTCAGGCGGGGTCACGGTTAGCTAATAAGGTAGAATAGACTCATGCCAGTCACTCCAGACGTAACGCCCCCAGACTACTCGACAGCTGTTGGGCAAGTTCGATTATTGATCCCAGATACAGAGCAACTTGGAGATACTCCAACCTATATCTTTAGCGATCCACAGATATCTGCTTTTCTTGCGATGTATAGCAACAGCATTAAAAGAGCTGCCGCTCAAGCAAAGCTTGTTCTTGCTACAAGCGAAGCACTGATTAATAAAGTAATCAGGACCTATGACTTTCAAACAGATGGTGCTAAACTTGGCGCTGAACTTCGTGCCCAGGCGCAGGCACTTCAGGCGGAAGCCGATCGTGATGAACTTGAAGAATCAAGCGACACCTTCATAGTAACTGCACCTACCACGAAGTGGACCAATACTTGGCTTTAAACTCTCGATCTGCCATTGATCCGAGATGGTATACCCATAATCGGTCGATTGAGCAATCCCTAGAGCTTTGTAGCGTAGAAATATATAACCCAGCAAGTGCTAGCAGTACTTACGATGCCACGACAAATACCTGGAGCGATAACTCTGTAATTCTTTGGCAGGGCAAGGCAAGAATTCAACCCCGTTCCTCGACTGTGCGACTGGGCACAACCGGGAATGTGTATACAGCGATCGATCCCGGTGCCAGCCAAATAATGGAAGTTCATATTGGGCTAAAAGAAAATCAACTAGCGGGTTCTAATGGTGTTATGCCAGATTTGCGCCCTGGGCATAGAATGCTCGTCACAGCCTCTCCTATTGACCCTGCTCTTTTAAACTTTGAGTTTGTTGTGCGTTCTGTGCTAAACAGCTCTAACCCCTGGCACAGGCTGCTGCTGTGCGAAGTTAATCAAGAATTGAATCCAAATAACAATGGCTAAACTTACATACAATATCAGCCTAAAGGGCTTGAATTTTCCTGCGCCGGGACAGAAGAAAAGATTTCCACATTTAGAAAAAATAGAACAAGACCTTCGTTCATCTTTGCGCATTGGACTACGGGCTGGCGAAGAGGCAATGAAGGATCGAATTCTTAATAGTCCGCCAACTGGTTCTCGCGTAGATGATGGTCGTCGCGTGGATACCTGGACTATGTATGACAGCATTGGAAGAAGCCAAGTTCGCGCAGAAAAAGCACAGGACAGAAGGCGGCGTAGGGCGGCAAAGTTTAGTTTTGGTTTTCCAGCTGATGAAAATGGTAACATAGCAGATGCTCCTGCAACTCCAACTAGGGGCCCAAGCGAAAACCCAAGATGGCGACAAGACCCAAATTACTTTGTAATGCAGGAATATGGAGATGAGTTATTTGACGTATCCTATCCGGGTATGTTTGCCCAAGAAGAGGGGCGCAGAGAGTTTATTTCTAAATTTGAGTCCGAGATGAAAAGAAAGGGTTATAAATAATGAGCCTTTCGTTATTGCCAGTACAAGATCAAATAGTAACAAAACTAGAAGAGCTAGCTCAAAATGTTTACGAAAATGGCGTTCCAGATGATGCCCAGCTTGAGTATCAAAATGGAATCATGCTCCCCTTCATTGTGCCTTTTTTTGGAGGCTTTTCGCGTTCAAGTGATGGCAGGGGAATAGTATCTTCAAGAATGGATCTTGGAGAAAGCTATTGTATTGTTCAATGCGTTGGCCCAACCGAGAGGTCCTCAAGACAGGTAGCCGATGCGGTTAGAGACAAATTAACTGGATTTAAGCCAACTGATGCGGGGGAGCTAAGACCAATAACAAACAGCAGAATTGTGTTACCAGACTTTACTTCAAGGCCCGCAAAGTATGTTACTGAAGTTACCTTTAGGTATTCGGTAAACACAAATGTGGTATCATAATAAAGATTAGGAAGGACCTTTATGGCTGTTCTTGCCAAGAATGTTCGCACCAATAAGGTGTTAATTGTACCCGATCACTATATCGGACATCCAGTTTTGGGCAAAGACCTCGTTTTAGAAACTGACGAGGCTCCGGCTGCACCAAAAAACAAAAAGAAGCAAGCTGAGTATATCCCCGATGCAAAAGATGCAGATGGTGACGGCCTAGTACAGGAAGGCACCGTTTGGGAGCGCTTGGCTCGCACGGAACTAAAGGAGCAGCCAGCTCCAGAAACTACAGAGGAATAAAACTATGCCTACAAAAATGCTACGTCCAAACGTTGGTATTTATGTTGCAGCCTCAAATGCGTTTGCAAACTGGGCAGCCCCAACGCTGACCGAAATCACAGACGCAACCAAGGTCTTCAACATTTCTCCAGCCGTTACTGACGACTACACCCTGAACATGACCGACTCCGAGAGCGACAACTCTCTGGCAATTATCGACAACGCAGATGTTCAGACCCCAACCTATTACAACTACGAAGCCTCTCTAGATGGCTTCCGTGACGAGAGCCTAAGCGCGACTTCCGTTTACAACAAGTTCCGCGATTTGTTCTCAACTCCAGATGTTAAGTACTACCTAGTCAAGAGAATTGGTAAGGCACACGACGCAGCTTTCGAAGCTGGCGACGAGATTAGCGTCTACGGTGTAAAGACCGACTATCCAGTTGACATCGTTGGCGACAGCGAAATGATTCGTCTTGGCGCTCGCTTCCTGACCACTGGTGAAGTTGCTGTAAACGTAGCCGTTGGCGCTGGAACCGCAGGTTCTGGTCCAGAGCTTCGTGCCACCGTTGGAACCAAGTCAACTTCAAACGGAAAGATCAAGGTCTGGTGGGTTCCAGTATCTGCAATCTCCGGAACTGAAGATGCCTTCGTTGCTGCTCCAGATGTATCTGACATCGCCGCAGGCGGAGTTGACCTAACCGAGGCTATCGCTTGGGACAGTTATGACCTGGGTGCAAACGACTCAAACAAGATTGACGACCGTGGCATTGTTGACACTGGACAGGTTCAGTCTCGTGGATTTGCGCAGTTCAGTGGTTCCCTAATGTTCTTCCGTGGTATTACTTCGGAGAGCAGCGGAGCTTACTACAATGCTTACGAGACATTCAAGGCAGCAACTGACGGAACTCGTCCAGTTGGATTCTTGGTAACTCGTATCAACGTTCCTACCAGCACCGCACTTGCTGCTACCCAAAAAGTTAACGCTTTCAAGTTCATTGCAGATGCATTTATGGACAACACCGAGGGCGAAGACAGCGTGAAGTTCATGGTTAACTTCATGCCACAGGGTAAGCTCGGAGTAAACGTAGCTGCCGTAGCGTAATAAACCGGCTGGGGAGAAGTTTGCGCCCATTTTACTTCTCCCCGGCCTTTTAAAATGGGCGAGAATGGGCAAAAATGAGCGAAGAAAATATCCTGGAGGAAGCGGTAGAGCTAGTCAAAGAGGCTCAATCGCAAAAAGTTTTTAATCTAGCCGATGCCATTAAAGGCAGGGCGTATCCGACCACATCTGTGCGGGTCTTTCTAGACGACGAAAGTGCGCTAAAACTTTCTGACATAAATCAAAAATTAAACAAAGCCCCCTCGGAAGAGGAGATTAAAAAGCTTACAAAAGAAGCCGAGGGCCTTTCTAAGAAAATTATTCAAAGTGCTCTTGTTTTTGAAATGCGTGGAGTTGGTCAGGCGGCGATTGATGCTATCTCACAAAAGCTAAACACAAAACACAAGATCGGCCCCACCGAGGTTGGAAGCAACAACTCTGACTGGCTTAGAGATTATGTTACAACACTTGTTGCGATGAACATTGTTTCTGTTACAAACGCAGATGGCGCTATTGATTCTTCTGAATTTGACTTTGATAAGGGAGATCAGCTTAGGCAAACCCTTGCTCCAAGCGAATGGGGGAAGCTAGTGGCTGGAATGCAGAAGCTAACTCTTGCTGGCGGATACTTCGATCAACTTACGGATGCCGGTTTTTTACCGAAGTCCTAACCTGGTCTCATAATCGCCCTTATGTGACCAAGGTTAGGGCTGCGATCGAAAATAAGATAAAGCCAACGGCAATTCTATTTCAAGAACAGCCGAGTGAGCCTTGGACAAAGTTTGACTTTTTGCTACTTGAGGCGTATCAAATGCTTCAAGATGAAACCTGCGCCCAATGCGGAAATCCAATTTGGATCTGCAGAAATGAGTTTGCGGCAAATATAGGTTTTAAGATAAAAGAGATTAAGTGCTTTGCAAGGGCTGAGCTAGAGCGCCACAACGAGCTGCAGGAAAAGAAAAACAACAAGAAGAAAGCTTACGGCACACAAGAGGTACCGATACCCTACACCTACGACAATGGTGAGTTTCCCTCTAGGGCAAGCTATTTAGAAAACCTTTACAAGCAACACCTGGATTCAGATGATGTATAATAATTTTATTATCATTGATCTGGAGTCTGGTTGGCTGATAAAAATTATTCCGTAGAAATAAATGTAGGTCTTAATACTGATAAGGCCGAGCAAGACCTTGTAGATTTTAAAAAAGAACTCACCAAATTACTCTCTGGTGGTGGTGACCTTAAATTTGCCATTGGTGGCTACGGCGCTGGCGAAGACATCAATCAAAGAATTATTGACTCGCTAAAGAGGGGCAATAAAAAGGGAAATGAAAGAGTTGCCAAAGAAATTGCCGATGGCCTGGGCAATATCGAAGCAGAAGTTATCGATCTTGTAAAAGACAATGAAGGCAGCGTCAAGCGAGAGTTAAACGAGCTTGCTAGGCGCTACGCCAAAATGCTAGGCATAGATTTTGTTGAAAATATAGCAGAGGCTTTGGGGGAACCCGACTTCGCTGTGCCGCTAGAGGGAATGTCGCCAAGAAGAAGGCAACAAGCAACGCAAGACTTCATGACCAGCGGTCAGCAAGTTATTTATAGTCCGGCTGCATTTATATCTGCTTTTGAAAAAATTGCTGCGCAATTTCCAGAAGCCCGCTTTGGTTCTGGTGCGCAAAGAGGACTAGAGTTAGGATTAACTCGCGGCGCACTTAACCAGCCAGTATTTCAATCTGCAATTCCAGAGCTTACCGATGAAATGCTTAGCTCTTTTAAAAACCTTATTCACAATGCTCTTGGTATGGAAAATGCAAGCGAAGTCGGTGAGTACTTAAAAGAACGTGCGCAAAAAGTACTAGATGAAATTTTTGAGCGTGGCTTTAGGGCAAGAGAGGCAACTTTTGCATCAGCAAGAGTTAGCGAAGGGGAAGAGTCTGCCGAAAACCTTGTGCGTTATGCAGATGCCTCCGCTAGAAAAGCAATTGCAGAAGCTGAAGAAGAGTTTGGACTAGCATTAGGAACTCTTGCTCGTCACATTAATGCAGCGGGATCTCAATTCAGAGATTTTGTGCCAGGTGTTGGTGGTGCTGGTGACAGGATAGTATCAGATCCAAATATGCTACGTCAGGTTGTCTTTGGCGATTATGAGGACGTAGTTGGCAGATTAATGTCAACGCCAACTAATGCACCGGACATTATGGAGCA